GTACTGAGCGATCCCGTCAAACTCGCCCTTCATCTCCCAGTTGATCGCGCGAAGCTCCTGCTCAAGGGGCTCCTTCTTCACGCCGTTGTTGGCCATGAAGTACCGGTCAACCTTCAGCTTGTTGTCTCCCTTGACCATCACGTCATGCACGGCGAACTGCGTCCCCGCCACGGTGGCCGAACCACCGATGTACGTGAAGAGCTGCGCGCCGGTCGGGTAGGTCGGAGTAGACAGGGCAGTGGCGCCGGAACCCGCGCCGATCGTCTCCGTAGCGAAGTCGATATTCAGGGTCAGGCCCAGGATGCCGTCAACGGCGGACTGAAGCTCCCAGTTGTGGCACTTCCCGCCCATGTACGTGAACGGCGTCAGAGAGCCGTCCGTGCTGTACCGGCCAACCTGCCAGGTGGACGAGATCCCCAGGAGAGAACCGATGGTGAACGTCATCGGCGTGTAGCCACCGGTCACGATGCCGAGCGACACCGCGCCAAGCATGTTCTTGAGCAGGAGGCCGAACCCGGAGTCCAGGACTTCCAGCTTGATCGAGCCGTCCGCGCCCTTCGGGTTCGGGGCCCACCGGTCGGTCCGCAGCACGCGGGTACCGGCCCGCGCCGCCTTGGAGTCGATGCGGTTGTACTTGCCGGTGATGGATTCCGTCTCGAACTCGAAGAACCGGGACGCGGCAACGCCGGTCGCGTAGGTCGTCTCCGCCGACATGCCGAGGTAACTGTCATGAACTGTGTACGTGCCCATTACGCGGTCACCCCGCTAACCGGAGCAAGGACGGTCGCGGTCTGGTCCGGCGCAGCGGCCGGAGTCGGATCGGGAGCAGGCGCAGCCGGAGCCGGGTCCGCAACGGGAGCCGCCGGAGTCGGGTCCGGGGCGGGAGCGGGAGCCGGGGCCGGAACCGCGGCGGGAGCTGTAAAGCTCGCGGCCGGCGTAGGCGCCGTGGTGGTGGTGTCGGTCGTAGCGGTCGTAGCCGCCGGGGTCGAAGTCGCATCGACGAAGGTCTGAAGCAGAAGCGACGCCGCCAGCTCGTCAGAGACCAGGACCGGAACGCCCTTCGGAAACTCGGTGCCGTCCGGCGTCACGACGCCAGCCAGCGGGCCCGTGTAGAGGACCTGAGACAAGGTAAGAACCCCCCGTTAGTCGCGGGCTGTGACTTTGAGTTCGCCGTGCATTTGGCCAACCCAGCGGTCATCAGCGGGAAAAGAGAGCAGCCGCCCAGGGCTGTAGATGGATGTGACGACTCCGGAGAGCCCGAAGCCGGGGGATGCCTTGACGATGTCCTCGACAATCCCTGAGAGTTCAGCGGCCTGAGTTTCGGCGTCGAACGCCGTAGAGGCAGTAAGCATTACCTCTGAGATCAGGTCGATAGTGAACGTCTCTTCTTTGGACCTGTTCGTGGCCCAGCGTTCGTGATCCCAGTGGATTTGCCCGAGGAGAATCCAGCGCTGAGGCTGGTGTCTCGGGTCGGGCCCCCAGATGATCGGCACGTCCACCAGGCCGGCCGACTGCTGTAAAGCGGTCTGGATGGCAGCCTTGACGAGCAACGCGTTAGTGCTCATGCCACGACCACGCCCTTAGGCGCGATGGTGTATCGGGCCAGCACTGCGTCAACGTCAGGGATGCCGGTCTGCCAAACCCCAGACCCCGGGGTCGCCAGAGTGAACGATCCGCCCTCGGTCGCCACGAATGACGTTGCGCGGTCGGGGATGCCCGACGCGATAGCCGCGAGGATGAACCGGCCGCGCTGAATCGCAGCCCGATAAAGGTCGTTAGGGACCTGAGTAAACCCGTACTCGTATGTGATGACGCACAAACCGGGGCCGGGAGCCCCGGAGCCTATCGCCCCGCTCCAAAGCTCTTGCAGCGTTAGCGCCTGCATAGTCGGAAGCCCGTAGACCAGCCCGATAGGGTCAGTGGTCATGCCCGTTTGCGTAACGCCATCGACCGATGCGCTAACCACCTTCGTGAGGTCGGCATCGGGCAATAGGACATAGCCCGTGTTGTCGAGCGTTACCGTGTAGGTGTTGCCTCGCGGGATGAAGGAGCGTCCGCAGATGCGGGCGAACTCGTCCGTTACCGCATCCCTCGCCGCCGCCAGGGCGGCCGTAGGGAACTTAGTGGTGTTAGAGAACGCGGGGTCTGAAGCCCGCAGGTCAGGCAAAGCAAACAGGGTTGAGCCGACCACCTCAGCGGTGGTTGTCTGCGTTAGCGTCGCGCTAACCCAGCTAACGACTAACGGCCCGAGGGCGGTTAGCGGAGCCATGGGAAACGTGTAGATCCCCGTGCTCGGAGTCGATGCGGCACCCGACGCCACAACCACGCCAGCCGCGTTAGTAACTGTGACCGTGACCGCCCCGGCATCGATCGGGGTTTCGTCCGTCATAAACGTTGCGCTCAGTACTCCGGCATAGCCGCGAACGAGCCTCATAGGCACCCCCTCCGGGCATGAGAAAGCGGAGGACCCTAAGGCCCTCCCCTAACCCGCTAACGGCTTACTTGCCGACCAGAGTCTTCAGCGCACCCGTGGTGTCCGACAGGTTGCCGTCGCCGCGCCAAGTCACCTTGTACGACACCAGGTCGGAACCCCAACCGAACTCGAAAGACTTCTCGACCTGAACGCCGTTGACCTGGCGAACGAAGTAGGTGGAGAAGTCGCCGAAGATGACCGACTGATTGCCGGTCGCCACGGTCGGCATGTTGACGTCGGTCACAACCGGCTTGCCGAGAAGAATGTCCGGGGCGCCGGAGACCAAGCCGGGCTGCCAAAGGTACTGACCATAGGCGTCCTTGACGCCTCGCAGCTTGCCCACGGTCGCGTCATTCATCATGAACTTCGCGTTCCGCCGGTAGGCGTCAATCACGCTGTAGTAGAGCGCGATGATGTCGTCACCGGAGATGGCGCCGACAGTGCCCATGGTGGTACCGGCATTCGCCGCCACAGTGGCAGTCAGAACACCAGTCGGCACGCCGCCGGTACCGGAGCCGACGGTCAGGTCATGGGCGACCTGACGGCCCGCCATGATGCCCGCCTGCTGAGCGATGAACCCAGCAATGTCAATGCCGCTGTCCTGCACCATTTCCTTGGAGACCTGAACGATCACGCCATACTTTTTGGCATTCAGCGTGAAATTGTTGAATGCGGCGTCGGAAGTCGGGAACGGGCTGTTCTCCGCGACCGGCGCGACAGTCGGCCGACCGGTCAGGCGCGGGAAGGTCATCGGCTCGCCGCCGGAAGTGGTGATGATGGTCGGGCCTGCCTGCCACACGCCGATCTGCGGCAGCATGTAGTCCAGGACCCGCGCGACGAAGGTCGTCGGGACGGTGGCGCCAGCGTTCGCGGCGCTGCCGGTGGTCGCGACCCGCGACTCAAGCGCGGACCGAACCTCGTCACTGCCCGGCTTCATGTAGAGGTCCGAGCCGACCGTCAGCGTCTCGCCGTAGTTCAGGTTTCGGATCTCGTCCGACAGGGACACGCCCGCGTTCTGGCGCTGCTGATCGCCGTTGAACACGCCGGACTTGACGCCGAGCCGGGCCGCACGGTCCCGCAGCTCCGCCGCCTCAGCCTCCCGCTCGCCCTCCTCCACGATGGAGCGGGCCTCCGCGCCGAGGCGGTTCAGGTCCGTGTCCATTCGGTCGAGCTGGGTCCGCTGCTCCGCAGTCGGCTCCGCGCCGTCCGTCAGAGAATCCGTGATCGCCTTGCGCTGCTCGAAGATGTTCGCGCGCTGAGTCAGGATCTCTTCGGCCTGCTGTGCGTAACTCAAAACTGGTACCTCCCCCAAGGGGCCGCCGTTCGCGGCCAAACGAAAGAGGCCCACCCGTCAGGGGTGAGCCTCTGTATGTGTTTGGAGCTGGTGCCGTCAGGCACGGCCCCTAAGCCGGATCGCCCGAAGGGCAAGCCGAAGCGTTTCGTTGTCCTCCGGTGGGAGCGGATTCCACGCCCCCACCAGGTCACGCGCCGCAAGCGCGTCTCTCTCCTCATCCCAACCCAGTCGGCCGGCCGCGAGCTGTAAAGCACGCGCCGCGGTGACCCCTGACTCTGTGTCCTCGTACGCCGGGTACGTGACCGGCGAGACGTCGAGTAGGTCAAGGTCGATGAGGGTCCGGAGCCGCGAGCGGCCTTCCTTCTGCCAGTCGTCCTCACGGACACGGAAAGCAAAGGACGACTGCGTGACGTCGCCCCGCTTCATGGACTCCGCCAGGTCACGGGCATAGCTGGTGTCTGGCGCGTCCACTTCGTAGTGAAGGCCCGTGCTGTCCTCGGCCAGCTTCAGCGTGCCGGAGGCTGTACGCCCCAGGATCAGACCGGCGTCATGGTTGATAAGGGCCCTCACGTCTTGGCCCTCACCGAGGGCGCGGGTGAACGCGCCCGACCGAATGGTTTCCTTGAAGCCCCCGAGGTCGTGAGACCTGGTTCCGTACTTCGCGGCGTATCCGGTGAACGTCCACCCATCGCCCTTAGCGGCAATGTCGAACTGGGTCTCAACCGACCTGCGCTCAAGCAGGCTCATTCTCGCCACCACCCCCGTTAGGCTCCGGGGGAGGCGGGGGAACAACCATCGTTCCCCCATCGACCGCGTCCGGAAGCTTTTTCCAATCGTTCGTTGTCGGCAGATCCTCATCAATGCCGATGATGTTCGCCGGGCGGTACCACACATCGCCCTTGCCGTCAGGAATGGGCGACATGCCTTCCTCGGAGCGGACTTCATCCGGGCTCTTGATGCCGTAGCTGATCGCTTGCGCATGTGCCGCGTAGCGCTCGGAAAGCTTCGCCCTCAAGCGGGCATCCATGTTGAAACGCATGGTCTGAAAGCCCGGCAGAAGGAACGTCGATATGGCCTGCTCGATACGTGCGGCCCACGGGTGCAACGTGTCCTGAGCCATGGCGTAGTTCTGCTCTTCGACGCCACGGCCCCAAGAGGACGTGACCGCCGGGTCAACCCGATAGGCGGGCACCCGGTAGAACAACGCGATGTCGGCTTTCGTGAAGTTCCGGGTCTGAAGGAACTGGGATTGCTCGGGCGTGATGGTGATCGGGTGCCAAGAGGCGCCACCGGTCAGAACGCCCACGGCATGCGAGTTCGCTACGCCCTGGTGCTTCTTGACGAAGTCCTCTTTGAGGCGCCGAGCCTCTTCCGGGTTCGCCTTGCCCGGGTGCTGGATGATGCCGGACATGTAGGCGCCCTGGCTGAAGAACCGGGCCCCGAACTCCTCCGTCACCATCGAGATGCCGATTGCCTGACGGGCCGCCTCAAGCGGCGAAAGACCGGTGAGGTAGCCCGGCATCGACATTGCCGGGATATGGATGATCTCGGTCTGATCCATGGTGACGCCGTTCACGTCATACAGGACGTTGGTCGTTCCCTCCTCGGGGAAGGGATAGACCCAGCTCGGGTGAATGGGCCACACCTCGATGATGTCGCCCTTACCGTTCCGCAGGGTGAAGATGTAGGCGTTTCCGGCCACGAGAAGGGACATGACTACCCGCTGCCAGAAGTCGAACGGGGTCATCCGATAGTTCGGCTTTCGCAGCCACGCCGGGGCGCGAACCTTCTCCGTGGTGCCGTCCGGATAGTCCTTGAAGACGTCGATAGGCAGAGACGCGATAGCGTCCGTGATAAGTCCAACGCAGTAGTAGACGGCGCTAACCTGCATCGCCGTTTGCTCATTGACCTGCTTACCCGAGTAGACGGGATCATTCGCGAGGAAGGCATTGCGGACCCAGTCAACGGGGGGCTGACTGGCGAGCCAGCCAAGACCGCCCGTCCGGGCCTCGATGCGGGAGAAGATACTCAACGCTGCTCACCCGGCTTCGGGGACAGCGAGAAGCCCACCACGGCCACGAAAAGGCCCCCAAGAATCCACCCGAGGGGCCGGTAAACCTGCGCCAGACCGTAGGCCACTCCCAGGGCTCCCAGGCCCTCAACCAGCGTGGACACCACCTCAAGCACGATCGCGCGACGGCGCATCAGCCACCCCCTAGTCATCTTCGAGGCTGATGAAGCCCACTTCCGTGTCATCTTCGGTAAAAGCAACAAAAAGCGCGTTCAAGAGCGCCGAAATGCCGTCGATTTTGTCGCCAGATTTGGCCTTAGACGGCTTGAAAAGGCCGTCTCCCGTGTATTGGATTTCGACGTTGTCCGCCATCCAGCGGAGGACGGGGTTACCGCCGTGCCTAAGGACTCCCTCAGCCAAGAGGGTTTCCATCCACTTGCACGGGTCCGTCATGCGGGCAGACGTCTGAGGCGCCTTAACGCCCTCTAAGCCGCCGTCTTCCAGCTCCGTAACCAGGTTTGTCGCATTCCACGGGTCATAACCGAAGAGATCAATGCAGAAATCTTCGGCGTCCTTCTCGATTTCCGCCTGAACAACCCGATAATCCGTAACGTCCCCGTCAGTGATGGTGAGCCAGCCCATTTGCGCCCAGTACTCAAGCGTCGAACGCTGCACACCACGCGCCTTAAGCGCCTTCGACGGAATCCAGAAGCGGGGAAGAATCGTGAACCCCTCGGCGTCCTTGTCCTCCGGAGAGCCCGGGAACAGCAACACCCACGCCGTGAAGTCGGAAACGCTCGCCAGGTCGAGCCCGGCATAGCAGCAACGGCCCGCCAGGTGCTCACGCAGAACCGGGGTTTCCCCGTTGCGGTCCCACGTCTGCATATCGAGCCAGCGTTCGGCCTGAGAAGTCCACTGGTTCAGCCGGAACACGCGGAACGCGTTCTCAGCCGAAGGCTTGGACTCGGCTTCTACGGCTTCGGATCGGAGGTTTCCGATGGAGAGGAAATCTCCAAGAGCGGGATTGGCGTGGTACCAGCCGGTTGCGGGCTCTCCGGTCTCGGGATTGGCGGGGTGCCCTTCGTCTCGCCAGTCCCAATCCCTCGGTGTGTTTCGCATGAACACGAACCGGGCGGCGTCGGCGGCAGGATTGTTGAGGAGACCTTCCCCATATTCGTGTTCCTCCAATGCGAACCGCGCCGACGTGTACGCGGCGGTAGTAGTAGCAATGAGAATCGGCTGACGCCGGGTGCCGAACCCTTGGCGCATCGCGTCCCACAGGTGCCGGTCTTTCTGAGTCAAGACCTCATCGAAGAGGACCATGCTCGGGTTGGTGCCGAGAGCGCCGGAGGCATCTCCGGGCAGCACCGCATAGAAAGAGTTCGTGGCCGGGTCGATGATGCGCTTCTTAGAGGCGACGACTTCGAGACGCCGGGAAAGGACCGGGGACAGCTCGACCATGCGCTTAGCGACGTCGAAAACTAGCGACGCCTGGTCGCGGTCAGCCGCGACGGAATAGACCTCGGCGGACTCTTCCCCATCGCCTACAAGGCCATACAGGGCAAAGCCGGACGCCAATTCTGACTTGCCGTTCTTGCGGGCCATCTCAAGCCAGGCGACGCGGTACTGACGTACGTACTCGTCGTACTGCTCGTCATAGGCGAGCGTGCCGAACAAGGGCCGTACGATCTCGTCCCTCTGCCAGTCGGTCAGGAGGAAGGGTGTCCGTGCGTGCCTGCCCTTGGTGTGGACCAAGACGCGCTCGAAGAACGCGACGACTCGGTCAGCTGCGGCCTGGTCCCATATGAAGGTGCCGGATGCAGCGTTCGCCGGGGCGTGGGGGGCAAGGAGCATCTACACCCCCTCGCATCAGGCCGGCGGGACGCTGTAAAGCGCCCCGCGGTTTGGTCGACGGAGAGGGGAGGGGCGTCAGGCCGTAGCGAAGGCGCCCGGGGCGAAGCTCTTAGCCAGGTCTCGCCAGGAGACCGGGCCCGAAATGGGGGTGGCCGTTGCCGGGGCGTCCCCGGCGCATGACTTGCACAGGCCCGCAGTGATCACAGGACGCTGGCACTCGGGGCACTCATGCCGGGGAGCCTGCGGGGCCGCCACAGGGGCCACGGGAGCCGTTGCGGGCATTTTGTCTTCGAGGCGCTTCCGCAGCAGCCCGGCGGGGTGCTGCACCCGCTCCGGAAGGCCCGCCGTAAGCGCCAGCTTCACCAAGCGCTCGTCCGCGCCCCGCTCGAACCACGCCTCGACCAGCGGGGCCAGCTTGCGCAGATCCCGCACCGACAGGTGTAGCCGTGCGTCAGCCCGGCCGACCTCGGCGAGAAGGGTTTCCGATCGAGATATCTCACCCCCCGCCCGCCCCTCCGGGGCCGACTCGGTCAGAGCCGGGGCCGTCACGGGGGTAGGGAGGGGGGAGTTTTCTACCAAGTCTTCTATGGGGTTATCGACCGACGAACCGGCGACCGGGCCACCGACCGACACTGGAGTGTCGTTCGGCGCGACCTGGGGAGATGCGCCGTCGCGCATGTCGAAGACCACAACGTCAGTGGTGATCTGCCCCGCCTCACCGCGAACCCGCTTGCGAGCCAGGTAACCGCGCTCCTCAAGCTCCGTCATCGCAGCCGAAACGGCCTTGCGACCCTCCACCGACTTCTCAGACAGGCTCATGACCGTCTCAGAGCGGCCAGCCGGGAGCGACAGCAGGTAGGCCAGGATGCCCCGGGCCGTGAACGACAGGCCGTGATCACGCGCCGTCGCGTTCGGAACGATGGTGAAGAAACCTTGTTGCGGGGTACGCTGAATGCGCATGTGGAGTGCAGCTCCTCAAGCCAAGCCCCGGGGGTGTGTCCAGCACCCGCCGGGGTCTTCCGTGTCTTGAGGCATGATCTAACTCCCTTGACGCGTCATGCGTCAAGCAAGGTACAGACGCGAGCTTTACAGCGTCCGGCCGGCGCGGCTCTACACGCCGTGGTGCCGGTGCGCGTGATGGTGTCTCCGATGGCCGTGGCTCCCCTTGTGGTGGTGGTGTCGCCCCTTCGGGACGTGGTGGTGCTCGTGAACACCCTTATGCGGGTGATGGCGGCCAGCCACAACGTGGTGATGCTCGTGCACACCCTTGTGCGGGTGATGCCCGCCCGATGCGACGTGCCGGTGACCGTGGTTGCCCGCGTGCGCGTGGTGGCCGCCGCTGGCGGCATGGTGGTGAACATGCGCCCCGGGGCGCGGGTTGTGGTTGCCCTGATGCGGATGCCGATGCACCACCGACCCCGGCGAATGCGGGTAGTGAACATGGGACGGAGGCCGCACGCGGCGAACCCGCGCCACCCGGTGAACGCCGGGGACTCGCGGAACACGGGGAACCTTCGTTGCGACGTACCGAGGCATCTCTTGTCACCTCCAACCAGGCAAATTCGATCACAGAGCTTTGCTACGATCCGCCTATTGCTCAGCTGCCGATGAGGGGGTCCGCAATCAACGACGCCGCTGGGATCGCTTTGGTGACCTCGCCGATCTGGGGCACGGGCGTGGTCTGGTTCATTCTTTGGTTGGTCATTGAACTGGGCGACCGGAAGGACAGGCGGAAGCGCGCGCGACAGAGGCGCGGGCGCGGCCCCGATAGAGCTGCGGTGCGAACGGCTCAACAGACCTCCCGCTCCGAACCGATCAGGCACGGTGCACCCGCCCCACGAGAACCCAGGCTCGTGCGTCCGCCCCGCCAGATTTCGTGGACAGCCGTAAGCGCAATTGGCGGACTCCTCTCGGGCATCGCCGCGATGCTCGCCCTCTTCATCGGGAAGTAGGAGACCGGGGGGAGCAAGACTCAACCCCCGGCCTCAACCACCGTCCCCCGGCCGTACCCCCGCGCCGGCCGGAAGCTGTAAAGCGCTCCGCGGGCTACGCGGAGATGATTGCTGCGATGTCCAAGGCCCCCGAGTCCTGCTCGGGAATGGACAGGCGAGCCCGCGAAGCGGGCGTGAAGCCGAACTGACTCCCGAACTTGTTCATCAGGTCCGCCGAGTCCCGCGCGATCTGCGCGGCCGGATGCTTGACCATCTCGCCGTTGCGTCCGGTCGAAGTCGGCCCCTGCTCCGCGAGCTGACGTGAAGCGGAGACGTAAGAAGCCCATGCCTGGCAGTACACGACCAGCGCGGCCCGGTCCACCAAGGCAGTCAGGCCCAGCGCCGCCAGCTCCGGGACGACGCGCCGCCATTCCTCCAGGGCTTCCCCGTCCAGCCAGTCAGGCGGAATCGGTTCGCCCCTGGTGGGCTGGGGTTCGTGCTCAGGCAGCGGCCTCTTACCCGGATTACCGGTCAGGATTTTTAGGTGGGTCGGTTTCGGGAGAGGCCCCGGCATGAGATGTCACCCCCTCGGGCGGTTGTGCTTCCGGCTGTTGCACGAACGGCAGAGAACCTGAATGTTCGACATGTGGTCAGTCCCGCCGCGTGAACGCGGAATGATGTGATCAGCCGTGAGATCGAATACCGATCCGCACTTGACGCAGAAAGGGTTAGCCGCTCTAGCGGCCTTACTGTTTAAGTTCCATGCAGCCGAGTAACGATCGGCTGCCCTATGTTCCCAGCAGAAGGGTTGACCTAACGGCACTAACCGCCGACAGCGTCGGCACATCGACCGTGGCATGAGTTAACCCCCAAACGGCCGGAAGGCCGTTAGCGGCCGGATGTTGAAGCACCCTCTATAAGAGCCAGCCTTAAGGGGTGGCTCCTTAGAGGCCGCCTTAGCGGCCGAAGGTTCAGAGATGCGAGCCCTCAGGGGCTCGTTACCGAAAGCTATGAGGTAAGTACACATGGCCCTGTCGGGCCTATGAAGGTAAGTAGATCCCCCCCTTACCCCCCATAGACATAGGGTCTGTCGTCTCGTCGAAGAGTGGACACTAGGCCGTGTGATCTGCATCACGCATGTCTGACCAGGGAATATAACTCGCTTGACGCATGGCGGGAGGCCGTGCAATCCTCGAACCACGGCCCTCCCGGGGCCGGATGGTCATCGAAAGTGGCCCTCCAGTCCTGGGAGGGCCTTTTGGCGTCTCCATCACCAAAGTCGGTCTAACTTGCGGCGAAAAAAATAAGCCTGCGCGGGTCTTGTGCAAAACGGACATTAGACTTATGACACCCCCATATGGGTAGTGTCTTCAATCAAGCGCCATATAAACGATACAATCGGGCATACTGGATTAGTCAAAGTCGGGCAGACTTGGACATGACGGACTGCCCTGTTGTCCGGTCGCCGCCCTGGTCGCTGGCGGGCGACGGGTGTATGGGTGTGGTCTAGTGACCCCCCGGGCCTATATGGCCTGTCTGACCAGCGGCTTAGCCTCAGCCAGCCTCGGGCTGATGGCTGATTGGTCTACCTAGTGAATGTGATGTGCGCCTCATTGGCAGTGACTCGTACCTCACTTGACGCACTGGTGACCTGGGGCCTAGACATGTGCCTTGCCAGCAAGACCGGCCGCACCGCCCACGGAGCGGCTGACACGACACATGGAAGGCACAAGCGCATGTCCTGGTATCACGCACTGTCTGTGCTCCTGCACATCCTGATGACGCACCACGTGCATCACTGGCATTGGATGACGTACGGCTACGGACACAAGTCGAGCAATCGAGGTGTGGTCGTTAGCTTTGGTCATGGTCAGTGCATCGGCTATGAGACTCGCGGTCACATCGGCTACTTCGGCAACGCCTTCGGTTTCAAGGGTGGCGACTGCGGATGATTGCCTTGCTGTTGGCCCTGATAGCCGCTGTGTGCGGCGGGCACGTTCAGACGTACAGCAACCCGGGGCAGGCCGGTGTGGTGGTCCAGACGGACGCCACGCACTGTGTAGGGCTTGAGTACCGGGGCGAGGTCGGATTCTTCGGCAACATCCTGGGGTTCAAGGGCGGGGATTGCTCGTGAGCGGCTACGGGTTTGAGTGGGAGAAGTTCGGCCCTAACCGATTCGACCTGATCCACCCGCGCGTGAGTGTGCACAGCCCTGCAAAGGTCGTGCGCAGTATGGACGGCCGGATTACCGCATGGGTGGATGGGGAACAGGTAGGCGACGGATTCGCCACGTTCGATGACGCCATGCAAGCGGCGTGGGAGTTCCTGACGGGGGACGCGGAGTGACCGGCGGGGTAGTCGAGATTCCGGCAGCCGTAGACCGCCTGTCTGAGATAGCCGCTTCCCAGGGCTACAAAGTCGCGGTGGAGTACGCGGAGGGCCGGAGGGCCGGAAGCGTGACGGCGTGGGTTCGGGTGATCTGGGTTCCGGCGGATAGGTGGCAGGAAACGCCGGACGCGGTCCGGGCGCGTATGCGTCACGCGTACCCGGAGAGCGTGCGAGACGTCCTCCGCTTGTCGCATTGGCTGGCCATGTTCGGAGTGGACTTCTCGGAGCTGTAGGCGCGCTGTAAAGCGCGTGTGGGCCCATCCCCTTATTGGGGGTGGGCCTCTCTGCGCTCCTGGCAAGATGGCTGCATGACTGACTACGCCGTGACGGCCGTGTGGGACATCGACTCTGGGAACGCGCCGGAGCCGTTCCCCGGTCTTGCCGCTACGTCCGACTCTTATGGACGGCTGGCTACGACCCTCTACCTGTCGGCCGACAACGTCCAGGAGGCGCAGGCGGAAGCGTTCGAGCGGTTCTCCGGGTCGTTCATGTGGGAAACACGCGGACTCATTGCCATGTCCGTTAAGCCTGTCTCGACTACGCCGCATTTTGTTTTCGGCGCGATGGGCCGCTAGACAGAACACCCCCGGGAAGGCCTCTCACAGCCCCGTGAGGGGCCTTTCTCGCACCTTGGGTATCCGGGCAAGCAAACCCACGCCGGCCTAGCCTTAGAATCGCTCTCCGGCCGTTTCTCCTTTTGGCTGTACCAGGGCACGAAAAAAGGGCCCTCCGAAGAGGGCCCTACCGTTGCGCGCTATGGGGTTGTGGTCTTCCGGGGCCGTCCGCGTCGGGGCGCCGGTTGACGCGCCCTGATTTCCTCGGCTTCCTTGAGTAGCCGCGCCTCCGCGCACTTCGCCGCTTGCTCGCGTGCCCGCTCTTGAGCGGTGATCCGCTCCGCTTGCTTCGCCTTTGCCCGCGTGCCGTAGAAGCCGAGTGCGACCACTGCGAAGAACGCCACCCACGCCATTACGCAACCGCCTTAGCGTGCGCCGGACGCCGGACGGCCGGAATCGCGATGCTGTCCCGGAGAGCCCGACCGTTCACGGGGCGGAGCGTGTCCGGGTTCCACTGGCAACCTCGGAATCCCTCATAGGAGGGGTTCCACGTCATGCCCGCGACACCGTATTCCCGGCCCATGCGCTCAGTGGCAGTGCGGAGCGCGAGGCGGACCGATTCCGGCGTCTCGTCCGCCAGGGCGACGCAGAACGAAGGCCAGGTGTGGGGGCGACGCGTCGCGTCGTCTATGTAGACGCTCACGCATGCTTCGTGGGAGGCCTGCCCGATGGTGGTGAACGTCGCGTAGATGAATCCGAACCGGGTTTCGTAATCGCTCATGGTCCGCCTTCCGTGCTTCCGGGTCGCAGCCTTAACCGGCTCCGCCTTAGCCGCCTCCGCCTTAGCCCGCTTAGCGGCAAAGGCCTCAACGCTTTCATGGATGAACGCGTAGAACTCCGCGTCGTACTCAATGCCAGCGGGAATCGGGCCCTCAAAAGCCGCCTTGCACCCGACAAAGATGGTCATCCACTGGCCACCCTCCCACGGGTAAACCTCAACGATGACCCGGTCGTTTCCGACGTACAACGGGCGAGCGTCGCGGAGCGAGGTCGCGCCCTTAGCGTTCGGGCGATAGCTGCCGTTGTGGATGCTCACGGTCTTGCCTTTCGGTTAGTGCGGATGGTGTCTTGCTGGCAGGCCAGATCTTGCCAGGCTTTAAAGCATGCGTCAAGGGAGTTAGGCTCGTGGCAAGCGAAAGGGGCTAAGGCAGCACGCCTTAGCCCCTCGTCGCTGCGGCTAGGCCGCTATCGCGCCCCATTCGGGATGCTCCGGGCCCCAAAGCGGCCCCTTGCCCGCGACCCAATCGGAGTTATCCGGGTTGTGGCCCTGGCGGCACTGCTCCGTGTCACAGGTGACCGTGCGGTAAGGGCCGTCACAGTCGAAGTCGATCGCACACGGGCGAGCCTGGCAGTACCAGCACGCGGGAACCCACCACGTACTCACGCGCCGCTCAACCTTGAGCCGGTAGCCCTTGGGAGTCAGCGCCTCCGCCATCGTTTCGCGGATCTCGCGAAGCTCATAGGGCCGGACCTGATTCCGGCCGAACATCTCGTGACCGTCCGGCGCGATAAGCACAGTCGAGTAATCCACGCGGACGTCAAGCACCATCTTGGGTGCGTCGTAATTCCAGGCCTTCATGGCTAAACCCTTCTCCGCTTAGGCGGTAACGGCGTCGGTCATTGCAGCGTCGATGTCTTGGAACAGGGAAGCCAGTTGTTCGGCCAGGTCCCACATATACAGCGCCTCTTCGGAGTGCCGTTCCTCATCGGCGAGAGTTGCCGGGTACGGTTCCAAGTAGTACTCCGAAAGCGTCTGCCGCATCTTGGCCATAGCTTCGGCAGTGGGAGCCGGGAGGGTCGGAGCCTTCGGCTTAGCGACCTTTTTGGTTACGGCCTTAACGACAGTCGTAACCGCAGCGCCGAGCGCGGGCAGGAACCCACGGGCCCGCGACCACTCGCGCCGCTTCTCAAGGTCTTCCAAGTCCCTGCCGAACTTGTACCAGGGGTCACCCTGCCAGGGTCCGACGTTGAACAGCCGCTCATACAGCACTTCCGCGTACTGCGGAGACGAGAGAGGCGTACCGCATGCGCAGATAGGCATTCCGAGGTCAAGGTTTTTCGCCGTGGCGCGTGCGATGAATCCGCATGTGGGGTTGACGCACTCAAGCTTGAGCATTGCCGTTGCTTGCTTCGGACGGCCGGAATGTATCTTCCCGCCACCCTCGCCACCACCCGAAGCGCCAGGCGTGCCGTCCGGCCGTCCATCCGGGCCCGTCTGCGAAATACGCTTGAGCGCGAAAATCCGCGTCTTCGCATGCGGGTACGGGCCCAGCGTTGCCGAAACCATCTTGAGCCACTTCTCAAGCTCCGGACCGGCATAGGTCGCGGTCATCTTCCCCGTGAGGCCGAACGGCACCGCGTACCGCTTAAAGCCGTACCCGTGACCGTCTGCACAGTCAGACGATGCGTGAATAAGCTCATGTGCGAACGTGGCCAGGATCTCTATCGGGTCATCCCATTCGGGGGAGATGAAAATCTCGTTCACGTTGGCAGTTGACGCAACGCGTCGGTAGCAACAGCCCATAACCCGGGCCGACTCGTATCCCCCGGCAGGCTTGAATCCCACGGACACGTGGAAGTCGGTAGGCACCTGGCAATCAATCTCGGCGAACCGCTTACGCATCAGGCGGTACGCGCCATGTAGCCAGGCCTCACGAGTCTTGTATGCGCTAGGCATGTGCATTCCCTTTCGGTCGTTCCGGTGTTCGGTGTCTTGCTGGCGAGGCAAGACGATGCACGACCGCTGTAAAGCGTGTCAAGGGAGGTATGAAAACAGGGTTTGACCTGCCCGGACGTGAGTGGAATGCTGGTCAGACGCGGTAGAACAACGGCCCGAAAGGGGCCGCGTAAGGACTGCCCGAAATTGCTTTCCGCCGACCCCACAAAGGCACCCCCATGCCCCTAAACGGACATCCCGTGACATCACCGGGAATTGCTGGGCGAGCATGGGAGATCTGCGCCAACCGGGCCGAGGGCAGTTTGTAGCCCCTCGTGCGCGCCCGCCGGGGTTGCAGCCAAGCACAAAGTTTTTTGCAAGTAGGGCCATCAACCAGCGACCCATGGCCGACGCGGTCATTTTTCGGGCCCGGCCTGGACGGGCTCCTGCTGCCGCTCGGCAGGCTCAACAGAGCACGGCGCACGACCGTCGCGTAACCGAGCTGCCGCACGCGCATGCCGTGCCGGCCGCGAGCTGTAAAGCAGGCCGCGGTTCGTCGACGAAGTCCCGGCAGCTTTGCCGGCGAGGAGCTGTAAAGCAGCCCGCGGAACCGAAGCCCCAGGACACGGCCTCAGGTGACGCACCGACGCACGCCCCAGCGGGAGCCACTACGGCGACGGCTCCGCGCTTGCGTGGCCGGGTCTGCTCCCCCGGGCGACACCCAGGAACGGCCACCACTACAAGGTGGCCCCGGAAATGGCCCCCGAAACGGCCTCGAAAACGGACTCAGGAACGGCCTCAGAAATGGGCACGGAAACGCGGCCTTGAATCTGGACCCTGAATCGGTCCGCGAATCGCGGCCCATGTCGCGGACTCGATGGGTCCCCCTTGGGGCCCCCGCCGGGGGCAGTGGCATAACTCCATTGACGCATCTGCATCAAGGGAGATACAGTGACGGAGCCAGCACACCACCACCCCCCGGGAGGTTAGGCAGTGGGATACACGCTCGACGCGGCTCTACAGGCCATCACCCAGTATTCGCAGTACCCGGAACACATGGTCGCTGTGATGCGCCTTCAGTCCATCTCCGAGGACAACCCGGAAGGACTCCGCTCCGCGTCGGCTCGTATCCGTGAGGCTTTCTACGTCTACGACCAGGGTTACAACTACGGAAGGGCAGCCTGACCGAATGGGCACGCTGATAGAAGACGCCTTCAACGAAGTCGGGCGGCTGTTCCTCGACAACATCGAGCTTCACACCATCGTGGACAACATGGCGACCGAGTGGGCCGTCATCGCCGAAGGCGGCGAAGTGATCGGCATCTACAGCGCCGAGGTGCTGGCCGTCCTGGACCTGGCCCACTTCGACGAGCAACACCCCGACGTCCCCGCGTGGATCGTTACGCGGCAGGTCGGCCCGTGGGTCAAGTCCTGACCCCTCCCCAAACCATCGGGGCCACCCTTCGGGGTGGCCCTTCGTGTTGAAAGAAGGTGCTGAGTGCGGGACCTGCCTCCGTGGGCGTACTTCCTGGTCGTCTGGGTCTTCTGGTTCGTCGCGATTCTCTGCGCAGAGGTCGGGATGCTTCTCCTTGGGGCGCTGTTCCTCAAAGGCGCCGGATGAATAGCTGGCACCACGCGCAATCAGCCGCCCGGAAGTGGGGCGGCACGCCGGAGGACTACCTCCCCATAGAGACGTTCATCGACTCCTCTAAGGAGATCATCGGCGACTCTCGGCACCGCAGCATGTACCACCACACCGCCGGGGTGTTCCTGTGTGAACGCGTCTTCGGTCCGACGCTGAAGGTCGGCCGGAAGTTGATCCCGGTCCGGCTCATCGCCGAGCGGCACATCATCGAAGATCTCGGCTGGCTCCCCAGCCCGACCGACTACATCAAGGGCATGCCACTTGAGCCGTGGATGTCCGGCGCGCAGCGCAAAACCCTCCCCCTGTCCCACCTGTTGAAGGAGATCCCAGCTTGAAGCCTGCCCTGACGTTCCACGGAATCCCCCTGTCCGGCGAGGTCTACCCGTACAACAAGCGCGACCGGGTCCCGGTCCTCACCGATGAGGAGTTCGCCGATCTGCTCCGGCCGCTCGTCGGCCACCAGGATGTGAAGGCGTTCGGCTGGCGTCAGTACGTCCCGTACTTCAACGACGGGGAGCCGTGCGAGTTCTCCGCCTACGACGTGTGGGTGCAGACCGTTGCCGACGCGGACCCGGAGGACCCGGACGACTTCGACGGGGACGGCTTCGAGGTGGGCGACTACCACCCGACGATGGGCACGCAGCGGTGGGACGACCGGACCGGCCGGTTCGTGACGCGGCACGGCCTCTACCCCGAGGTGAACGCGCTCGCGGAGGCCCTGAGCAAGGCGATTCGGTCTGGCTCCGCCGACCACGTCCTGAGGGCGGCCTTCGGAGACCACGCCATCATCACCGTGACGGCCGGGGGCATCGACGTTGCTTGGTACGACCACGACTAGGCCGGCGGGGAGCTTTACAGAGGGCGGGCTAGGGATGGCAATCGTCCAAGCCCGGACAGTTGAACAGATGGTGCGAGAGGCCCGCCAGTCGCGGGCCTCCGTCGTCTACGAATGCGGCGTGGACTTCTGCGGAGACTGCGCATGCTGCCTGGCCTGCTACCCGGACTGCTGCGAAGGAGGTTGTTCACCATAGGCGACTGTGACGACTTGGGAGAGTACGAGGTAGACGAACCGGACGGCTTGGATCAGTGCTCCGAGTGTGGCAACTGGACCGAGCACGGCATCCTCTCCGAGCTGGACGACGAGTTCGTGTGCGATGAGTGCGCCCTCGACTTCCCCCAGCGCTACGGGGCCGACTGTGAATGACCGCGAG